TTTGGTGTTTCATCACTTTTCGTCACTTTTATTCCTAAAGTCTTATTAGGGCGTTTGGTCACGCTGCATCACTTTGGTCACGAATTTGAGCCAGCCATAAAATTAAAAAAAAATATTTTTTCAACTAATCGGAAACTTCCCAGTATTTGAATATTAATTTTTATTCAATTTATATTTCAAAAAAAATTGATTTTAATTTTTTTTCTGGGTATCTATTAAATGTCCTCAGAACTTTCTAGAAAAATAAAAAATAGAACTAAAGCTAATGATGTTTTTATAACTCCATTAGAACTTGCACAAAATCACATTAATTTAATTGAATATAATCCAAATGATTTATGGTTAGACCCTTGTAGAAATAATGGTAATTATTTTAACCAATTCCCAAATGAAAATAAAGATTGGTGTGAAATATTAAATAATAAAGACTTCTTTGAATATGAAGGAAAACCTGATATAATTATTCAAAACCCTCCATATAGTTTAATGGATAAATGGATTCAAAAAAATATTTCATTAAATCCCAGAATAATAAGTTTTATTATAGGATTAGGTAATTTAACCACAAGAAGAATAGAAATATTGGAAAAAGCAGGTTATGGAATAACCAAATTTAAAATGTTGAAAGTTTATGAATGGTACGGTATGAGTGTAATAGTAATTTTTGAAAAAAATAAAAAATCAATAATTGAAATTGATAGGAAAGTATACCGTTAAAGTTATTCATGTATAAAATTAATTTTTCCTTTCAATAATTTTTTCTTCTTCTTGTAATTTTTTTAAATCTTTTTTCATTTGAATTTTACATTGTACCACGTCCCAACTGGGATTTGTTTCCATCATTCTATTTAATCTCATTAAATATCCATAAGTTTGAACTTTACTTTCTTCCATCAATTCTCCTTTTCTAGCTGGAGAAACTTTGGATTTTAAAATCTTATTTATATATTTTACTTTTTCTTTATCAGCCATTATTATTAATAATTGATAAAAAAATTTTAAGTATTTATTTAGCTTTCATTAATGTTAAAACAAATGAAATATAAAAAAATTGATTTAAAATTTATGGACTTTTTTAATTAAAATGACCACTGTTAAAGACTTTCCAAATTATAACATTTCTGAAGATGGATTAATTTTTGATAAAAAAAATAAAAAAAAAATACATCCATTCCATAAACCTGAAGGATTAATTGTTTCATTAAAAAATGATTATGGGACTAAAAGATTTAGGGTATCAAAATTATTAGCTATTACTTTCATACCTAATCCAGATAATAAACAAAGAGTTACTCATATTGATGGTAATCCAAATAATATTAATTTATCAAATATTAGATGGGGTAATAAAGATAAACCTAAAAAAGAACCAAGAAAAAAAAAAGTACCAAAATTTAACACTTTAGATGAATACAAAAAATTTTATAACTTATGAAATAGTTTTAGTTAAAGTCTGGGAGTTGAATGATGCAACATTTTTTACGTAAGTTTCTTGGAGTTCAGGTGCATTATTTCTGGAAGCAGGAAGTACAGCATCGCCACTATTAACACCAGACCTAATTATTAAATCATAATCTTGGTTGTTGAATTGTGCAACATTACCAAAGTGGTGAGTATAATCTAAACCAATACCCATTAAATCAGCCTCTGTCTGGTTACCTATTCCATTGTCTGCATCTCCACCTGTTTCATAATCTGAATCTAAAGATTTATTGGTTAGAGTTAATGATGCACTAGTCTTATCAGCTAATTCACCATCTAAAACAGCTCTCTGGAATCTGTTTCTTACTTCGGCATCTCCCTGACCAGCAATCTTTTGGATATAATCTTGGGCACTTATTGACCCAACCTTACCATTGGCGGCGGTCTTTGTTAAAAGATTTGGTGAAACCTGAATAACGAAATCTTCTGGCGCTCTAATATTGTCTTTGTTTTGTGAATATTCTCTAAGTCCAACTGGGGTGCGGAAATTGGACTGATTTTTTTTAATATTATTTTCCTGATCTTGGTCAAGGAAAAGGTTAACAAATCCACGAACAGCACTTAAATTGGGTGTATATTTGGAAGAGTTGGTAGAGGACTGTACATCATTAACTAAATTAATTCTATCATTCATTAACATTTCAGGCTGGTAAGCACTTAAATCCTGTGGAGTAGGTACTAAAAATCTACCCTGAAGTCTTACATTTTTAAGCATGTAATAACTACCAACAACACTTGGGTGGTTAGCTCCCTGTGATCTAAATCTCTCATAAAAATAACCAGCGTCATTATTTAATTCTAAATTTATAATAACACCACCGAGGTAATCATTACCTAAATGAAGAGGCTTTCTGTTATTTAAAAGAGAAGTATCTAATTTAAAAGAGAAAGGTCTTCCATAGTGTTTATCATTAAAATTTGATAAATTGGTTAATTGTCCAGAGGAGTTATGGGTAGCGTCAGGCATAACTGATTGATGTCTATTGGAACTATCAGCAAAAGAACCAACCGCTTGGAATCTGGCTAAAGGTGTGGTCAAATAATCAGTTTCTGAATATTTATAACCATTTCTTAATCCAACATACATTGGATAATTGTTATGCTGGGATATTTCAACTGATGATTTTTTAGACTGGACAAAAATCCTTTTAATAGAATTCTGGACACCAGCCCAATTGGAAATGTTGGTGTTAGTTGGTCTTGTTAAATCAGCTCCATTTCCTGCGTTGTAATCGTCTCTTGATACCCCATTAGCGTCCTGAATAGGTATTCCTGAAGAATCTAAATAGACAATTTGTCCAGTTAAATACATATCTGATGTATCTAAAAGTCTATCCTGTGCAGAAATAGAAAATCTAACATTGGCTGTTCCTTTGTTAAAAGAAAAACCACCAACGAGTTTATTGGAGCTATCAATACTAGTTCCTTGGTCGTTAATAGCTGGGATGCTGAAATTTACCTTACTGCTTGGCATAGTATATAACTATACTTTACAAAAAAAAATTGAAATTTTTTTTAATTTTTTTTTTATAAAAATTTTGAAAGTTTAGAAGATGCTAAAGAATATTTAAAGTACTACCTGTAAACCACCCTGTTCAGATACAGAAACAATTTTTCTGCTCCATACGAAAGTGTCTGCTAATACATCACCACCACGACCAGCACTAAAACCAAGTCTAATCTGACCCTCAGCGTTGGCTAAATCATAATAATAAGGCTGTCTGGCTAATTGTCTACCAACTACATAAGTATTTGTGTAATGGTCAGCATTTTTACCATCAAAATTTCCTAAATCTTTCGCATCTTTATTGATAGCGTTCCAAGATTTAATTAACTCATGCTGTGAGACTATTTTTTCTTTTGTGGTTCTGGGGTCATAAGGTCTAACTGGGACTAATCTACCCTTTAAGAAATAAACAACCTCATTTAGGTTTAGAGCGTCAGGGGCTTCTCCAGTGTAATAAGAAGAAGAAACTGGTCCGCTTAAATCATTTACATTACTAAACTGACTCATAACACAAACTGCACGAGTGGCGACTGAATTCAATTCTATTAAGTGTTTTCTAGCTCCCTGTGGAATATTATCAACGAAATGGTCAAAACTTGTAAATTCATAATTTACACCCTTTACCATATCCTGAATTACACTTTGTGGAGGTGCAATAGATAAAAGCCTGAATTCAGGTCTAATCTTTAAAGCTCTGGTTTCTCCTCTTAATTTAATTTCAATACCAGTCGCCGCTCCTGCAACTCCAACCGCTACTGTAATATCTAATTTTTTAGCGTCAGCACCATTAGGAACAATGGCTGTTACTGTGGTATTAATGGCGGCAAGGTTAGAAGTAATAGTAACTTGGTTACCAACTGCTAAAGCACAACCATTAATTCCATAATCACCAGATGAAGGGTGGGCGGGAGTAGCATCTGCAGCAGTAGTAAAAGTGGTGGCGGCTCCAGCGGCATCTGCACATTTAATACCATTAACAAATGGGTCTTTAGTGTTTCCTGAATCATCTTTGGAAGTCATATTGAAACAAGATTCTTTTGGATCGGCTAAAGTTAATTCAATTCTTAAACCCTGTAAAGAAATAATTGGGCAAAGTCTCTCTTCGTCCCAATATCTGAAGATTCCAGATTTGAGGGGAATGGTATAACTTCTAAAATTAGCTACTAATTCACCACTGGTATTTATGGGAGATAACATGTTATTATTAATATTTTCAGAGTCGTTTCTTACTGTAGCCGCTGCTCCAGCTCTGTCTTCATAAGAATAAACTTTTTGACCACAACCTTCTAAAGATTGTAAATTGGTTTTATCTTCAAATAAATACTGGTTTACTAAAGAAGCCATCTGGTTGTAATTATCCATTGTTTCCAAATGTTGACCAGTTCTTAAACTATAAATATCTACTCTTTGGATAAGACCTGATGCACCTGCAGTATTAGAAAGCATAGTTCTTTTATTATCTGCACTAGAATTGAGAATATTAAAAACTAAATATGAATCCCTACCTTTAACTAATCCAAGAGAGGGCTGGAGTTCAAAAATAACTTTTTGACCGCTTGTTACGCTAAATTCTGTTCCGTTTGTTGGAACCAAAGAAACGAATTTTGATGGAACTGATTGACTCATTTTTAATACTATAATAAAATAAAATAATATCAGTAAAAACACTAATTTAATTTTATTTACAAATATTAAATGGCTACTTATAATCCTAGAAACTATAAATTTTCCACCGAATTAAGTTATGGTGGAGTATTTCCAATAGAGGGTTTTTTATCCCAAATGACCCAAGTCCCAGCTTATTCCTCCTTAATGGTTTCCTTTCATAGTGAAACAGACACAATATTAAGATTATATAAAAGTAATACCATAAATGAAACTAATAAAGTTAAAATATATGAAAAAGCTATTTTAGCTAATGAAAAATTCATAAAAAAAATTCCTATAGAATGTGATTTCCTTCAATTAGAAATCCATAACACATTGGAAGAAGAATCCAATTTATATATGAATTGTGGTTTATTATATACCAGTCAATTCTCAAGTCAAAAATGGTTACAATCTATAATAAATGATGACGATAATTTAGAATTAACTAAAATTACTAATGACTTTTATGACGACGTTATTCGTGGAGGGTTTCAATCTTATGAAAAAATAACTATAAATGGAATCTTAAGGGATAATCCTTCTGGTGTGGTTACTATTGGTTTAGACGATGATTATAGATATAATGAACAATTTTCATTTGCTAATATTACTGTACAATCTACTAATGATAATTATCCAGCTGGAACAGGGGCTAGAGTAATTAAAATAGCTGGAGTCTTGGGTTCTGGAGAAGAATTTGCACAAAATGTTAATTTAGTTAATGGTACTAGCTCTTTAGGTTTGGCTATTATGTCCATACATCAGATGGAAGTTATAGAAGCTGGTAGTCTTCATCAAAATGATGGAGACATAACAATTTATGGTGCAGGAGGAGATGTATTAGGATTTATGGAAGCTACTAGAAATAGGGCATTAAATGCTTATTATAAAGTACCAATTAATAAATGTTTGGTTATAAAAGATGTGCATGTTTTTGGCTTAAATCATGGTGGAACTTTAAAAATTGTAGAATATAATCCAACAAATGATATTGAATTTTCACTTGGTGAATTTATTATAGAACAAACTGATATTGAAATAACCGTGCCACTTCATAGAAAAATAGAAGCTTTAAATGTATTAAAAATAAATTATGACCCAACAGGAGGAGGAACAGGGACAACCTTTAAAATTAATGTTATTGGTAATGGGATTTTATACCCTACTCTTAATGACTTTTAAGGTTACTATCATTTAACTTTTTCACAACAACTCATGCATTCACATTTACATTCAATTTCTTTACCCCAAATTAATTCTACTATCCATTTCCATATTTTTTCACAATCAATAGAAATCATTTATAAATTTATATTTGATTTTTTTTTGGTTACTATCGTTTAAAGTTACTAACGTTTAAAGTAAAGTATATTTGAGATGTAAAGTTTCAGAAGCTCCGCTTGTGTTAGGTCTACTAATTCTTACTCTTGGAGGGGTTACGTGTTCCTCATCATAAAAATTACCTGTAGCACTTACAACAATAATTTTAGCATTATCTCCAGCTCCTCTATACCAATTGTTTCCGTCTTGTGAATATTCAATAAATATATTGGTATTGGTGGTATTGTTTGTATCTCCATAAAATGCTATATATTTATGAGTTCCCATTAAAATTTCATTTGATGTAATAGTAGTACCGTCAAGTATTACTAAAGTTTCACTACCATTAGTTCTAACTCCATCAACCTGCACTATCAATCTACCTTGTGAATCTACTTTTACCAATTTATCTTCAGAATTTAAATAACACCCAATTAATTTACTATGTAAATTTCCAGAATCATCAGTTCTACACGCTAAAACGCCACCATCAGACGCTTTTTTTCCTGCAATAAGTTGTGCTGCCATAATAATAATTACTAACATTTTTTTTATAAATTAAATACTATCTTTTGATATTTACTTAATTTTAATTGTTCTTGATATACTTTAATTTGACTTCTGATATTATTTATTGATAAAGACTTACCAAATAAAGTTCTGGATATAGACGTTATTGAATTAGCTAAATTAGTTATGGTTATACTTTTACCACTTTTATTACAAATTAAATATTCCTTTTTCAATCCATTATTTATTATAAACTTAATTAATAACTTTCTAGAAGTTTCACTAACCTTATGGATAAATTGACCTTTAAAACCATTTTCTATTTTGTTTACTATAAAATAAAATTCAAAATTTTGTGCCACAAGATAAATTGGATAATCGTCAAAATCCTCTAAAATTCCATAATCATCTGTAACTATTTTTATACATTTCCACTGTGAAAGCCTAAAAGGTAATTCATTTATAGTTAAATATAAAACTAAAAAATTTCTTAAAAATGTAAATGATGCATGATTTTGAGTATAATAAATAGACTTTTCATCTAAAATCTTTTTAATTTCAAATATACTAAATTTTGAATACATATTTTTATTTTCCTTTAAATCCACCAAATTATTAAATTCATCTAAAAAGTGGTTCATATATGTTGAATCAAAAGCGTAATAAATAGCAATCATTTTGATTGTATCCATAATTTTAATGGCTGTCCCTAATTGATATTTGTCTAAAAGCATCTCGATTACTTCATCTAATTCCTGTAATTTTAAAATAATATCTTCTAATTTTTCCCCATATAACAAATTGAGAAGCCTATCAACATTTTTTTTTATTTCTACTACCGTTCTCTCATGAGTCAAACAAAAATTTAGAAATCTCTCCATTACAATTATGGAATAAAAAAAAATGGTCTGAAAAACTCATTTTATTCCTTGAAAAAATAACCTCAGGAATATTTATTGATTTTATGCAAGAAGCTGTTGGGTGTTCCAAACCTATTTTTAATATGTAATTTTGAATAAATAAAGGAATATCTCCATATTGGATATTATCAAACATTTAAGGTTACTATCGTTTAATAATAATAATTATTCATATAAATATTTTGAGTGTTTAGTTCCAATATTAGATGGTTTATTAAATAATTTAAATACTTCTCCATTATCTAAAATTGAATTACCCTTTTTAATAGTGTTTGATGTTATGGCGTTTAAATGTTTTTTTTGTAATAATCTATCCAAATGAACTAATGGAATATCATTTATAAAAAAATTTTTAATAATTTTATCTGGAAAATATACAACTTTACTACCAACTCTATAATTACTTAATAATTTACAAAACCCCATCCAATAAATTCTATCTTGTGGCTTATCTGGAGCATATTCTTGAATCCAATCATCAAAATTCCTTGTTATTTTTACCCCACTTTCTACCCAATAAAAGCCTGTTTGGATATTTTTATTTATGTAATCTGGTATAACTTTATTAATAAAACCCCAACAACATTTTTTGGATTTATTAATATTTAAAAAAGTTTCAGTATTTATTAAAATAACTTCCATATTTGGATTGTTTTCCAATATAGATTCTTTGGTTTTTTGTGCATATTCTAATTCATTAGGTAAATATGGAATATAGCATAAGTTCATTAATATTACCAAAGAATTTTAATTACTTAAAGGTAAAAATGGTATATTTACCATTATGACTGAAGAATGGAAACCTTGTAATTTTGATACACGCTATAAAATTTCTAATTTTGGTAATATAAAAAGGAGTAAATCAAATGGGGATGATAAATTTATTAAACCATCTATACTCAATAAGAATAGAACCCACCCATATTATTATATACAAATTAAAAATGAAGGTAAAAGAAAAAACTATTTAATTCATAGATTAGTAGCTATGGCTTTTTGTGAAAATCATTCAGAAATTAATAATGTATGCGACCACATAGATAGAAATACTTTTAATAATCACTATACAAATTTAAGGTGGGGTACTCAAAAAGATAATGTGAAAAATGCTATTCATTATAAATCAGATTTACCTGAAACAAACCGTAAATATTATGTGGATAAAGCGTATCGGGAAAAAATAGTGGATTCTAAAAAATACTATTGTGAATTATGTGAGGTGAAATGTCAAACACCTGCACATTTAAATAGTCATTTTGAGAGTCATCGACATGCTTTGAGAACAGAAGCAAAAAATGAATTAGGCGGAATGTATAATGAAGTAAATTATAAAATATGGCGTAATAATCGTTATACTTCAAGAGCAAAAAAAGAGTATTCTCTCTAAGCACCCCATAACACCACTCTTGAATGGTAATTAGGGCTAAAAGGGTCATCTTTTGTTAATTTCCCTTCTTTATTTTTTATTCCTCCGCTTCTTGAGAGGTAATTTTTCCTTCTTTGTGTATCTCCGTGGTCTTTACTTTTCCAAATTCCTGTTTTGTCTTTGAAATGTTCCATTTTTCTATCTCCAAAGTGGATAGTTCTTTTTTTCCCATCTTTTTCCACAACAACCATTAATTTTTTATTTGGATTAGTTGATTTTTCATAGTTATAACGCCCAATCTTAACCATTATAACTATAAAGAATATAATAAAAATTTATTTAAATGATAGTAACCTTAAACGATAGTAGCACTAGTAGTAGCCTGTCCTTTGGTTAAAGCTGATGGGTCAAGGGCTGTTGTAGCTGTGCCTGTTGGAGCTCCTTGTAAATCTTCGTCTGGTTTTGCCTTGTGATGTAAACCTTCAAAAAGGGAAACTAACCCAGTAAAAACACTTGCGATTTCTCCAACAACGGGGATGGCATCAAGACCTGCACTTAATACTTCACCAGCACCACTACCCAAGAAGTCTCCAACACTTTCAGGTAATACTGATTTAACCGCTCCACCTACTTTAGAAGCTACATTTTCACTTAAATTACCCACACTTGTTTTCACTCCATTAACTGTATCCTGTACAGCGGCACCGGCTCTTTGAATAGTACCATCAATAGCTCCACCTAATTTTTGGGTTCCTTGTTCCAATTCTTCAGTTCTTCCTGATATTTGGCTAGATTCTAAATCAGGAGAGGATTTAACCACAGTTGTACTTAAAGTTCTGGGTTCACTAAATGGCTGTTCAGATAATTGACTTTCTGGAGTTTCAGATATAGTTCTTCTCTGTAATAAATTTTGGTCTGATGATTCAGGGGCTGGTTGAGTTGTTGGTTGTGGTTGAGCTTCAGGTTGAGGAGCTGGTTGACTAGCTGGGGTTACTTCTCCTTGAGCTTCTGGAGCTTTGGGTGCAGAATTTGAGCCAAGTCTTTCTTCTTCTTGTGATACTGCCTGACCTCTTAAATTTAAATTACTTCTAAAATCTTGTGGAGTTTCAGGGTTTTCTACTCTTAAAGGATTTGATTTAAATTGCTGTTCTAAATTTGTTTGACTTTCCTCTGGTAATTGTTTAAATCTTTGATTAACTAATTTAGAGTCTTGACCTACAGACTGCATAGTATCTTCACTAACTGGTTGTGTTCCATCACCTGCACCGCTTCCACCGTCTTGGGTGGTAGTTCTACTTTCTCCTTCTGCTCCGCTTCCTCCATCTGGTGCATCTCTATTACCTTCTCCAGACCCCAAAGGTCTAGATGGTTCAGCACCTTCACCGCTTCCGCCTTCTCCTTCTTCACCTGTTGGTGCATCTCCTCCAGTTGCAGCTTTTTTAACTTTGTTAATTAAATCTTCTACTTTTTTATAAGTTTCCCTACCTTGTTTATATTTCTTATAAACTTTTCTACCTAAATGAATAGCTCCACTGGCTGTTCCTAATTCAGTGGCGGCACTGTTCATCGTTTCTAAATGGTGGCTAAATTGGTCTTCTATACTTTCGGCTTTTCTGGCTCTATTATCATCAGCTAATTCGTTGTTATGGTCTTGGGAGGCGGTTATATCCTGTGAGTATCCTTGGAGTATTGATTGTAAAGACATATAACTTAATAAAATAATTTAATTTTCATTTGAATCTTTTTTTTTTTCTCCAGACATTCCATTTTCTGAGTCCCAAATTTTTTCGTCATAATTTCTATAAGCTTCTAGTCTAGGTACATTTATATAAGTAAAATCAAAAGGTTTTTGTCTACTTTTTTTAAATATTTCCATAAAGTTTTTTTCACTTCCTCCAATAAATGAATAATCTTCAGCTACTTTTCTTAATTCAGATTCTGGAAAAGAACCCATAATATGGAATCCTTGGATATTTTGTCTTATTGTTGGAGTCAGGAATTTATACAATTGGCATGTTAAACAAATCGCCAATCTACCTTCAGTACCCAATACTTCAGAACCAATATGTCTATATTTGGTTATCATACTACTAAATGCATCTTGTCTACCCTGTTTTTTCATTACAAATCCCTTGTCCCCCATTATATCATCTAGGACTAATAAATATCTATTGTCTTCTTCATCGTCTCTTATCATTTCCAATATATGTTCCAATAAATCTTCTGAATATTCGTCAAATACATAATCAAAATTTTCTACCATATGTTTCATTTGCACATCATTATGAACCGATGGACTTATTAATATTTTAATTTGGTAGTCTTCACCATAAAACCTAGGTGATAAATAAAGATTTTGTAAAAGTACAGATTTACCAGACCTAATCTTGCCTAAAAAAACATTAAAATGGACAAGGTCAGGTATTATCTCTTTGGATTTTTCCCCTAGTTTCTCTTCATCTACTACGAGTGGATAAATTCTAAGATCCC